GATGGTAGTTTGCGTTTTATGCTAGAAAGTATTGACTCGTATTTTGCAAAAGCTGTCAGGATGGGCGCCTGGGAAAAACTAAAGGCCGCTCTGCAATCAGGCGCAATCGGTGGCGAGATCGCAGTGAAGTCGGAGGAATGATGTCAGAGAAGAGCTTTTTTGACAAGTTTAAGAAGAAGGCCGGCGAAGTTCTCGGGCATCCTTATGTTCAGCAGGCCTCTTCTCTGGGGCAGGAAGTCCTTAACATTACTGCCAGCCTCGCCCACAATCGCAACCCGCTTAGTATCGGATCAGCTGTTATGGCTGGTGCTAACGTAATTGCGGATGCCCTGAATATCGAGTTTGTGAATCCAATCAACTTCTATGTTGAGAAGCATAACTTGAAAGTCCATAACGGCGAACTGCACAAGCTCCTAATTAAGTCTGGAGCAGAGTCAGTCTTCTCTGTTGGTACAGTTATGAAGCTGGACAACATGAGCATGATCCGCATGACTGTTGCGGACAACTCGGAAATGTATTGGATTCACAGGGCTGCACAAGTAGATCGCTTTGATGTCTTTGCCAGCCCCGAAGAGATCGTAAGTCAATACTGGCTATCGCCAGATTTTGACCACGCGCTTATCCACGATTTCTTTTGGAACAAATACCCAACAGGCATCAATCTCTCGTATGGTAAAAGCTCTGGTGACTCCAAAGTAGAGGTAGAGATCTCTGCGCTGCCCGGCTCAAACCAGTATACTGACATGTCCACGCATCCTATTGCAGACATGGTTGCATACCTCAACCTTTCCAAGAGCATGTCTATTAGCCGCAGCTTTTTGCTGTACGGCAAGCCTGGCACCGGCAAGACCAGCTGGTGCGAGCGCATCTCGCAAGAATTTGGCAATAGGCTGGTAAAGGTTGATGCCTCATTCCTAGAGAGCGTTGACAACAAGGAGATTGAGCAGATACTATCGATTCTTAAGCCCGAGATCGTGCTTTTCGATGATTTTGACCGCGTAGACTTTGACGAATACGAGGGCAAGTTCCTCTACATTACGGAAAATCTAAAGCGCAAGTACCCAAAGATTTCCTTCTTCGCCACAGTTAACGACACAGAGGAGCTTGGGGAAGCCCTGCTGCGACCGGGCAGGTTTGATGAGAAATTCCAGTTCTCGCTGCCTAGCGCCGATTCATGCTTGGAGATCATGCAGTCTTACGCCAAGAGCATGGATGTCCAGATTAGCAGCAGCGACGTAAAAGCTGCAATGGCTGGTCGCAGGTTTACTCCGGCAGAATGCAAGGAAGTAGTCCTTCGTCTAAAGCTGCGCCCGACCTCAAATATCCGGGATATTCTTGATGATTTGCGGGCATTTCATCCAGACGAGGATGATGCCGAATCTGCGGATATAGAAAGTGATCCCATCGTAGGCGATTATCCGGCTGATGAAGCAGGGCCTAAGCCACGCAGAGCAACGAGGACAAAGCGAGCAAAACCTGCTACGGTAAGCAAGAAAGTAAAGCGCAAAGGGTTTAGCACTGATGGCTAGTAATATAAACTTTGCTAGCCCCATATCTACCCACATGGGCTATGCCGAGATGGGTCGGCTGATATGGCCCGCCCTGCGGCGGGCGGGGAATGTCGGCTGCTTAGATATAAGACTACAGAGCAATAGCGCAGACATGGGCCAGGTAGCCAAGGAAATGCTCGCTGCCAAGCCATTCGATGCGCCGGATGCCACTGTGATAAACATGGTCCCGATTCTATGGGACGGGATAAGAGGCAGCAGTAGGAATATTGGCTACACTACTTTTGAAGCTGATCGCTTGCCAGATGGCTGGGCAAAGAAGATTAACGAGTATGATGCCTGCTGGACCACTTCTCACTGGAACAAAGAGGTAATGATCAGTTCTGGCGTTACCGTTCCAGTGCACGCTGTCATGCCTATTGCGAAAAGCACTGGGCATCTTAAGCAAGCCCCAAGGTCTGGAAAATTCCGCTTTCTTTCGTCGTTTCAGTGGAGCGAGCGCAAGAATCCATCTGCCCTTGTTCGCGCTTTCTGTGCCGCTTTTAACGGCAATCCCGACGTACAGCTGGTACTAAAAAGCCACGTTACTGCTAATGCTAACGAGTCTGCTGCAATCATTAGCAAAGAAATAGCTGGGATTGTTGGCGGCATGAAGCTACGCAGGGCTCCTGACATTCAACTAGTGGCAAAGATTTCCTCCACTGCCGATATTCACAAGCTAAATGAATCATCGCACGCCCACATAAGCCTTACGCATGGGGAGGGCTGGGGTCTGCCGCCATGGGAGGCAGCTATCGCAGGCAGACCGGTAATTACCACTGGCTGGTCTGCGCCTGCTGAGTGGCTAGGATCTGGTTATCCATTTCTGGTTAAGCATAACATGACCCCAGTTGCCGGCGTTAATCCGAAGATTTCGCCGTTCTTCAATGCCGAAATGAACTGGGCCGAACCTCACTTGGATGATGCGATAGATAAGCTGCGATACGTTTTCAATAATTATTCTGATGCGTGTCAGGTAGCAGAAGCCCGGCGCACGGAAATACTAGAGACCTATACAGAGGAAAGTACATTTAGCGCAATAAACCGCAGCCTGCATGGAGTATAGCTTGAAATTTGCAATGACTATGACCGCTTTTAAGCGACCCAAGTATCTACAGACTGCGCTAGATAGCCTGAGCAAGAACGGCGATCTAGATGACTATGTACTTAATTTCGGTATTGAGCCAGGTAATGAAGAAGTCATAAAGATTTGCAAAAGCGTAAGCTTCATGCAGAGCAACGCAGTAGTAAATTCTCGCCAGCTCGGTGTTCGAGATAACCCTTATGAATTGCTAAAGCGCACATTTAACAGCGGAGTAGATGGTGTCCTTTACCTAGAGGATGATATCGTGATCTCCACCGATGCCGTCGGTTTAGCTACCTGGTATCTGAATCACCCACGGCGCAATGAATTCCTGTGCATGAATCTTTATAATCATGATAGCCGGGCTGACGCTGATCCAGCCGCTACCTTTGCAGGATCTAAATTTTCTGCTCTAGGCTTCGCTATTACAAAAGAGCAATGGGCGACGCATTTTGAGCCAGCTTGGAAACGCGATGCACGCGGTTGGGATTTTAGCATTACCGGCCTGATCGCTTCTGGTCTGCGTGTTTTGCAGCCACGAATCTCACGCTCGCATCACATTGGCCGGGAAGGCGGTACGCATTATCGCGCCCACCGAGACGATGCTATGTACGTAGCAAATCCTATGTGGAACGGCCCTCCACAGGAATTTAAGATCGAGGAATGATATGAACGGAAGCGTCGTAACCTTTGGCGAACTAGATGCCGACAAAGTCGAAGAGAACTGTCTAATCGGTCTTGAAAGGGACGGCGCTTTCGAGCTACACGAAGTGATTACTAAAACTGCTGAAAACAACAACCGCTGCGGGCTGCTTATCTGTCGCAGCTTCCTTGAGCCTGAAAAAATCAAGACACTGAGTTTCTGGACGGACATGGACAAGACTGTCTTTATCCCTGCTCTGCCATCAAAGATCGGGGACTTTGTACTGGTTAAGCAGACCGTGGCGGCCCAGCCTGATGATATTCAGTCCGATCTAAAGCACGTTAATATTCTGCCACATGTTGACTTTTTCTGCGAAAAGAGGATGGCTAGCGGGAACTATAAGTTCGTACTTGTTCACAGGCCTTCTGATAAGGCTAAGTCGATGATGTATGTTGAGGGTATGAGTGGAAAGGCTCTTAACAGATTCTACCCTAAATCCATAACTGCCTATGATCTAGCTCGCCACAAGAAGCGCCTCGCCCGCCTCGGCTATGTCGAAAAGATTATTTCAAAATAAATATGAAGCTAGAATCCTATATTCTCCGATATGGGACAGAGGAAGACCTCGCAGCTGAGGGTCATTCTGCAGAGGCAATTCATGCCATCTTGGCTCTGCCTCCTGAGATAAGGGGCATGGTCACTGAGGCAACTCCTTATGTCAACGAGACACACAGCAGAAATGGCTTTGAAAAGAAAACATACAGAGTAGATATAGTAACCGAGCAAGGTGCCTTCGTGTACTCGCGACCCGATGGAACACTCGTACCTCACCATCTTTCAAAGTACAGCACATTTAAGTTTATATTCTGGCAAGTCAATATCTTTTTTCGAACAGGCTATTGGATGGAACCTAGTACTTCTAGGTCTCTGACGGTAGGCGCCTGGCATAATCCAAGGGAACGGGCGAATGTAGTTGCTTTCTTTGCAGCCGCCCCGTTTCTTGTGCCAGCAATACTGATCACAGATGGACTTAAGGAAAAAGGCAGCGCTATTGCAGCTGCTTTCTATAAACGAACGCGCAAATAGACCACGGGTAACGCGCGCGCCCGCGCCCGCGCGCCCGGGCGGGGGCCGCCGCCGCGCCCCGCGCCGCCCGATCCGGTCCGCCGCGCCGCGCCGGAAAAAATCACCAAAGGAAACAAAAAAATGTCAGATTGCGATATTACGCAGCTCGCTCCCCTGTATGCACGCACCGAGACAGGAGCCGTCCAAGTATGGATCGCCGAAGTCCAGGGACCACGCTTTAGAACAATCTCGGGCCAGGTAGATGGCAAAAAGATAACTTCCGAGTGGACTGTCTGTCACGGCAAAAACACTGGCCGCAAAAACGCTACAACTGACGAGCAGCAGGCGCTTCTGGAAGCCCAGGCTAAGTGGAAAAAGAAGCTGGATTCAGGCTACAGAGAAAATGTCGCAGACATTGATCAGCGCAAGTTCGTAGAGCCAATGCTGGCCAAGAGCTATGACGATTATGCCGACGACATCGCATTCCCGATCTATAGCCAACCCAAATACGACGGCATCCGGTGCGTCGTTACTGCGGATTCAATCAACTCCCGCAACGGCAAGCCTATCGTCAGTGCCCCTCATATCCGTGAGGCCCTCGCTGGACTTTTTCAAAAATTTCCAAATGTGGTACTAGATGGCGAGCTTTACTGCGACAAACTAGTAAATGATTTTAACAAGATTTGCTCTCTTGTAAAAAAGACCAAGCCCAACGGCGCTGATCTCAAAGAGAGTGCTGCTACTATTCAGTACTGGATCTACGATGTTGCAGACCCCGCCATGCGCTTTTCTGAGCGGAACCAGTGGTTACTCGATAACCTGCCAGACCATCCGGCTATCCGCCGCGTGCCTACTGAGCTGGTTGCCGATGCACCCGCACTTGACGCCCTATACGAAAAGTATATGAACGACGGCTACGAAGGGCAAATGGTGCGGCTAAATACGCCCTACGAGTTCAAGCGCAGCCGCAGCCTGCTCAAGCGCAAAGAGTTTCGTGACGAGGAATTCACTATCTTGGGAGTAGTAGAGGGCGAAGGCAATAAGACCGGAATGGCAGCGTCCATGCTCTTCAAGAATGCCGCAGGCACAGAGTTCAACTCGAACATCAAGGGCGACCGCGACTACTTGCGCGGCCTGCTGGCAGGCAAAGACGAGCTAGTCGGCAAACTAGCTACTGTAAAATACTTCAACCTAACGCCTGATGGCGTACCACGATTTCCGTATGTTGTCGCCATTAGAGATTATGAGTGAACCATGAAAATTACCAAAACTTCAGCTGCTGGAATCAACCTAATTAAAAAGTTTGAAGGCTTTAGCGCCAAGCCATATCCTGATCCTGCAACTGGCGGAGTTCCTTTTACCATCGGATATGGGTCCACTTACTACGAGGACGGGCGCAAAGTAACAATGGCGGACCCACCCATCACAGAAGATCGAGCAACGCAGCTCCTGGCTCAGCTGCTCGATCACTACGAGCGCGGAGTTGACTCGCTGTGCCGTGACGACATTAATCAAAACCAGTTCGACGCTCTGGTTTGCTTCGCCTACAACGTGGGCCTAGGCGCGCTAAAGGGCAGCACGCTACTGAAGAAACTTAATGCAAATACAAAAGATCCGACCATAAGGGACGAGTTCTTGCGCTGGAACAAAGCAGCTGGTCGAGTAATGAAGGGCCTTACAAAAAGACGAGCGGAGGAAGCAGATTTATACTTTAAATCATGAAAGCAGCGAGGAAGCTATGCCCGCGACAGACATCCTGATACCAGGGGCTGTGTGTACGATAAGTTTCCTCTGTAACGAAATACCAATGGAAGGCCCAGTGCGGTTCTCCCTTTATGAAGTTCCATGGCAGCATTTCTTCGAATTCCTCCCTGATAATGAGTTGCGAATGACTGCGAACCAGCTACTTCGTGAATACGACTCTGCCAGCTGGCTTTACGACTTAGAAATTGATCCTGCCGGCAAACAGCGAATATCACTGCGCGGCCCTGTTCCTACGCCTCCGGCAACACCCAGTCCACCGTCCGAGAGCATGATCGATCCACCAGCAGGCACATAGGTGTCTGCTTTTTTTATGTAAGACCATCATCGCTAGACCCGACCGAGTTTAGTTTGTAAGCTATATTCGGGGTGGTTCTAAAGAGAAAGCAATAGGAGTTTGAATGACACTCAGTAACAAGCCCAAGTTTGATCTACGCGATCTTCCAGAGGATCTGCCGCTGCTGCCTCTGCGAAATAGCGTATTTTTCCCGGGCGCAGTAATGCCGCTTACAATTGGCCGAGCTCGCACTATTCGGCTTATTGAGGACACTATCGAAGAGAGCTCTCTTATTGCAATTGTAGCTCAGCAGTCCCCCGAGGTTGACGATCCTGCTCCAATGGACCTCTATAAGGTAGGAACTGTTGCGCGGGTAATCAAGCTTACTCGCACTGGCAAAGACGGATTTTCGGTTGTTGTAGAGGGCCTTGCGCGCTTCCGCCTAGCGGAAGTTACGCAGACCGATCCATTCCTGCGTGCTCGAATCGAGCTTATCGAAGACGAGGGCGCTAGAGAAGTAGAGGTAGATGCTCTCGCCGCCAACCTAAAAGAGACCGCTCGCGAGGTCATCGACATGCTCCCTGATCTGCCCGTAATGGCAAAGCAGCTGCTGGACAACATCAGCGACCCGGGCCATCTGGCTGATCTTATTACGGCTAATATCGACGCCGGTATCGAAGAGAAGCAGGAAGTACTAGAAGCCGCGCACCTTAAGGTTCGCCTTAAGCGAGTACTTGAGCTAATTACTCGGCAGGCCGAAGTTACCAAAATCTCCAACAAGATTAACTCGCATGTCAAGGGCGAGATGAGCAAGTCGCAGCGCGACTACTACCTCCGCCAGCAGATGAAGGCCATCAAGGAAGAGCTGGGCGAGCGCGAAGACGATGAGAACGGCATCGAAGAGCTTGAGCGCCGGTTGCGCAACGCCAATATGCCAGAGGATGCGGAGAAAGCCGCTAATCGTGAGCTGCGCCGTATCCGCAATATGCAGCCCAGCCAGGCCGAGTACACCGTTGCACGTACATATCTTGAATGGCTCGCGGACCTGCCGTGGTCAAAGGTTTCTACCGACAATCTTGATATCAGCAATGCTCAACGGCAGCTCGACGAAGACCACTACGGTCTAGAAAAGATTAAAAAGCGCATCGTCGAGTATCTCGCCGTTCGCAAGCTCAAGAGCGATATGAAGGGTCCAATCCTATGCTTTGTAGGCCCACCTGGCGTTGGTAAGACTTCACTTGGCCGTTCTATTGCCGATGCCCTTGGTCGCAAGTTCCATCGTATTGCGCTTGGCGGCGTCCGTGACGAAGCCGAGATCCGAGGCCACCGTCGCACGTATATCGGCGCCCTGCCCGGTCGTATTATCCAGGGTATGAAGAAGTCGGGTACAAGCAACCCGGTAGTGCTTCTTGACGAGATCGACAAGCTAGGTCATGACGTTCGTGGTGATCCCGCCGCCGCACTCCTCGAGGTTCTTGACCCAGAGCAGAACAACACGTTCGCGGATCACTACCTTGATGTGCCATACGACCTGTCAAAGGTTCTGTTTATCGCCACCGCCAACCAGCTGGACACCATCCCTGCCCCCCTGCGGGATCGCATGGAGATTATCGAGGTTCCTGGCTATACTTTTGAAGAAAAGCTCGCTATCGCCCGGCAGCACCTTGTGCCAAAGCAGCTGCGTGAGCACGGCATTTCAAGCGACCATGTAGAGATTCCAGACGCTACCCTGCTGAAGCTCGCAATGAGCTACACCCGGGAGGCTGGAGTTCGCAACCTTGAGCGCGAAGTGGCTGGCGTCTGTCGCTCTATCGCAGTAGATGTTGCACTAACAAATACGGCTGAAAAGACTTTTGACAAAGTAGTCGTCGATGTAGAGCGCCTAGACAAGATCCTTGGAGCGGAGCGCTACTTTAACGAAACAGCTGAGCGCACGTCCCTGCCGGGTGTTGCGACCGGTCTTGCCTGGACTGCTGCTGGCGGAGATCTGCTGTTTATCGAGGCAACGCGCATGGGCGGCAAGGGTTCGCTAACCCTAACTGGTCAACTGGGTGACGTCATGAAGGAGTCAGCTCAGGCTGCCATGAGCTGGATTCGCAGCAAGGCCGTAGACCTAGGGCTAGCCGGATCACTGGATGAGCACTTCTTGGATAAGAATGATCTACACATTCACTTCCCGGCGGGCGCTATTCCAAAGGACGGTCCCTCGGCTGGCGTAACCATTACGACCGCACTTGTCTCGCTGCTGACTGGTCGTAATGTTCGCGCTGATACGGCCATGAGTGGAGAGGTCACGCTGCGTGGCCACGTTCTTCCGGTCGGAGGCATTAAGGAGAAGGTACTTGCCGCGCATCGCGGTGGTATCCGTCGCGTCATCCTACCCGCTCGCAACGAGAAGGATCTTGCGGATATCCCACCAGTTGTTCGCGAAGAGATGGAGTTCATCTTCGCCAAGACCGTAGACACCGTTCTGTCGAATGCACTTGAAGGCGGATTTGCCTTCAAGCTTTCTGCAGGCGGAGTACCAGTCGCAGAAGCCTGATGAATTAAGAAAAGGCCCGGGAAACCGGGCCTTTTTTGTGTCTTTTCATTTCCGCTAGCTGATCCGTACCGGGAGGGCTTGCCATGACAACCGAAGTAGAACACGGAAGATTTATTGTTATCGAAGGTGCTGACGGAGTTGGGTCTAGCACGCAGTGCGGCATTCTGGTAGATACTCTTAAGGCCGAAGGCCGGATAGCTATGCTCACCGGGGAGCCATCCAGCGGTGAAATCGGTCGTCTGGCGCGGGAGCTGCTGCGATCTGGCGGCGAAACAAACCCTGCTACCCTTGCTCTGCTTTTTGCAGCTGATCGGCTAGAGCACTATAACAACGTAATCAGGCCTGCGTTGCAGGCTGGTATTGACGTGGTGTCTGATCGCTATCTCCTATCTAGTTACGTATACCAGTCGCTTGATATGCCGTTAGACCTGGTAAAATCGTTTAATGCCGTAGCTGTGCCAGCCGATGTCACCGTTTTGATATCGCTGCCGTTTGACGTGGCATGGGAGCGCATACAGCGGCGGCTCAAATCGGGGACTGCTGTCGAAGAGATCTTTGACAAATTAGAATCCCAAAAGCGAATTCATGCCAACTATAAAAATATGCTGGACATGGTCGGCGGGATCGCGGTTGACGGCAGCGGCACTCCAGAAGAGGTCGCGCAGCGCGTGCGTGCCGCAGTAGGATAGAGCATGGCAGTTTTTTTCTGTAATCCTGCGACCCCTGCTCCGCCAGGCTCCAATGTTCTAAATGTAACGTCGCGATCCAAAACCTGGACAAGGCGTTTCAGCCCTATGGTCCGAGATGAGCTACCTCTTCAGCTATACGGCTACGAATCGTGGACTGTTGAAAACTTATGGCAGTACTCTAGGAAGTACCCAGGTCAAGATGATCCCCACGTATGGAACGAATGGAGAATCGCCGGATACTCGAACGAGCGCGGTGTGCGCTATCCTATGGGCCGTGGTGCGGTGCCAGAGTTCTCCTTCATTACAAGGTCGTTAGGAAGAATGGGACTGGTGCCAGCAAGAAAGGCGATATACATTCCGGCATACCTTCAAAAACTACAGCGTTTTTGCTGGAAAGAGACCGAGATGCTTATAGGCGAAATTCGCAAGGGCGACCTGTGGATTTGGGATTTTGATGTTACAAACAATCATGCAGGCTCTTGGGAGAGCATTGTGGCCGACGAAACGCGCTCCATGGGACATGGCTTTGTGCTAATTCACTGGATCGAAGAGCTGCTGGGGCGCAAGCTGATCGAGAGGATGGCACCATGAGTAATTCAGAATACAAGTTGTTGCCAAGTGATAGCCCACTACTGCAAGAACGCTGCAGGGAAGTAGGTATGGACGATGACGTCTCCGGCTTGCTAGCAGCTCTTAGAAACATATGCGAACAGGAGCGTGGCCTAGGTCTAGCGGAAAACCAGATCGGCAGCGACCTGCGCGTTTTTGTTCTAAATTTTAACGGCATCCGAGCGTATGTCAATCCCGAAATACTTGAACAGAGCGGTGATTTCGTTTTTGACGGCGAAGGCTGCCTGTCATTTCCTGGCGAAATTTACTGCACTCGCCGGTTCAGCCGCATAAAGATTCGTAGCGATAGCGGTCCTGATGAAATTCTGACCGGTATCGAAGCCGTTGCATTCCAGCACGAGCTGGATCATCTTGATGGAATTACAATGCACAAAAGGAGAGTATAATGACTGACCGTAGAATGTCCCGTGAACGTGCCAAGGCTGCCCTCAAAGAGCTAAAGAAGAACAAGCGCCTCCCAAAGAACTACCCTCTGGCCGCCTACTACCGGCTGCACCTGCTTCAGGAGAAGGGCGAGCGCCTGCTCGCTGATACCCGTCGCCGCGTAAGCGAGCGCGAGCAGGTTATCGCAGGAGTAGACGCCGGCGCTGACGATGCCTTTGAAGTCAGCTTGCTTGAGATTGAGGATGACGATGCTGAAAAAGCGGTCGTGGCCGAAGCCAGCGATACGCAGACGGTAGCGGCGGAATGAGCATCCGCAGGATAAATGAGGAAATCGTCACTGGCAAACTTCTGCCAGTGATGTTTCCTTTTCCTCCAGCAGAGGTACCAGTAGATGACGCCCTGCTCGTGACTGCTAGCGGGTCACACATCCTGTACGGCTCGCTTGTTTGGCTAGTTGATGAACGCAGCTGGGGAATTTTAGAATTCGATCAAACTATTCTGGATGCCTTGCGCGGATATGCTTTCAGGAATGCAGGAATGCAGCGGTTAGAGTGCCTGCTAAGCCGATACGAAGATGGCAGTCTGAGAATAAATATCGGAAGAATCTTGGAGCCAGCCATTGACATTATTGGTAAAGATGCTTATAATGAGATGCGAGGTCGGGCCGAACGCCTAAAAGATCGTTATCTAAAGTTTGATAAATATACCTTTGCGGTATAACGGAGAGTAGATGAAAGCAAGAGACATTGTATTCGGAAAAGATGCCCAGGATAAGATTACACGGGGCCTGGAGAAGACTGCTGCTGCCGTAAAGAGCACGCTCGGTCCACGCGGTCGCAACGTCCTGATCCAAACCCCAACGGGTTATCAGTTTACCAAGGACGGCATCACGGTTGCTAAGAACGTAGAACTCTCGGATCCGCTTGAGAACATGGGAGCTCAGCTCGCTCGCGAGGCCGGCAATCGGTCTGTTCGCGCTGCAGGCGACGGGACCTCGAGTACGATCACCCTTCTCAATGCTATCGTACAGGAAGGCAAGCGGCAAATCAGCCTCGGTACAGACCCCATGAGCCTGCGCCGTGGCATCGATGCCGCATGCTCGCGTATTGTCAAGTGGGTTGAGAACCAAGCTGTACCCGTCAAGGGCATCGAAGACCTGTTGCGCGTAGCTACTATCTCTGCTAACGGTGATGCTGAAATCGGTCGTATTATCGCAGATACTCTTGACAAGGTTGGCACTGACGCAACTGTTACCCTGGAAGAGGGCAAGGGCAGTAGCACAAAGGTCACTCTTACAAAGGGCTTCGAGTTCGACCGTGGCATGGTGACCGAACACTTCCTGCGCGACTTCGAGAAGCAGCGTACCGTGTATGGCGACGGGATTGAAGATGGCGTCCTCAGCCAGCTTGATCCACGATTCGGCAACCCATAGGATCCTCGCAGCGCCTACATCTGGCTTATCAATGGTCGCCTTGGCAGTTTGGCTCAGGCAGAAGTTCGCGAATCTTTTACGGCGATTCTCAACATGGTTCACCAGACCAATGTTCCTCTACTTATTGTTGCCGAAGCTATCGAAGGCGACGCGCTCAAGCTCCTTGCGCAGAACGCTATGCGCGGCATCCTTAATGTAGTCGCTGTGCGTGCACCTGGTTTCGGTCAGGACCGACGCGATCTGATGGAGGATCTTGCTACCGCCACGGGCGCCAAGGTTCGCCGAACAGATGCCGGTGATTCGCTCTTTGAGGGTTTCTCGCTTGCCGAGCTCGGTACTGCTCGTTTTATCCAGGTTGGTCTAGATAAGACGATCATTATCCCGCCAGACTCTCAGGCCGAAAACATCGAGCGCCGAGTAGAAGAGATTGACGCAAAGCTTGCTGTTACGACAGAAGAGGATTTCCGTCATATTCTTACCCGCCGTCGCTCGATGCTCACTGGAGGAGTAGCCAACATTATCGTTGGTGGTCGCTCCGACGCCGAGGTACGCGAGAAGCGCGATCTGTACGAGGATGCCCTGCTCGCTGCCCGGGCGGCTGCTTCGTCGGGAATTGTTCCAGGCGCGGGCACGATGCTCATTCGTGCCGCAGATTCGCTCCGCGACTTTGACACGGGCAATGAAGAGCAAAACGTAGGCATTCATATCCTGCGCAAGGCTCTCCTGGTTCCATTCCAGGAAATTATCAAGAATGGAGGTGGTTCTGCCGAAGTCGTCCTGCACAATGTGCGCGAGTCGACCGATGAGCATACTGGTTATGATAGCAATCGTAATGAGTACTGCAATCTTCTGGAGCGCGGAATCATTGATCCAGCCCGCGTAATTACCAGCGAGGTAGAGCATGCTTGTAGTATGGCCGGTCTGCTGCTAAGCACGGATGTTGTGATCGGCTTTGCGGAAGAAACAGATCTGATCAAAGCGCTGTCTGCAGCAAAAGGGCAGGCGGGTTGAAGAGAGGCCGGGCAACCGGCCTTCTTCTTTTGTTGACGTGAGCGGAATTCTGCATTATTCTACTTAAAATGCTGAACGGTGAGAGATGATAAACCTAGATCGAGCTGCACTAAATGCCCCACACCCACGAGTAGACGGCAGCATTACGCGGGCACTGCGTCTCCATCGACCATCTGGCAATGCCCTTGGAGTAGAGAGTCGTGACTTCTTGGCTTCATGTAAGAGCAGGATTGCAGGGCATCTGGGCCGGGATCCAATCGATCTAAGTTTCCTTGGCTCTGGCACTGCGGCAATTCGGTTTTTAAGCACGAAGTTGCGCGCAGAGAAGGGTTTTGCTTTTTATGTGCCTGCCACCGAACACAACTGCTCGCTATCGGTTGCAGACTTTACGCTACAGGTAGGTGCAGATGGGCAGCTGAGCGATAGTGCTTTAGATCCCACGAGCCGATATGGACTTGGTCGATGCGGGGATGGAGACGTACTCGTAATTAGTCTAAAGAACAATGAGACCGGCATCGTACCGGGAGAAAAGGTACGTGCGGGAATCACGGCTGCTCGGCGGCGTGGTATGCGCCTGGTCGTAGATGCAACCGGCGGCGACTGGAGAGACCCTCTGCTTTCCGAAGCAGATTATATTTTTGCTTCAGCTGGCAAGTGGCATGGCTTACCCGGCCTTGGACTACTGTGTGGTACGAAAGACCTGTGGGACGACCAACCTACCGAAGGCCTCGGCGGGGTTGTTGGTGGCAGCCCAAACATGATCGGCATATCATGCCTGGCAGATGCTATGGACTGGATTGCCAGCCCGCACGGGGTTGCCCTAGCAGAAAAAAATAGCCGGTTTCTTGCGACTATAGAAGAGGCTGCAGCCGATCTTGGCTGGCAGCTAAATGGCAGTGGTTCATTTATTGCCAACTATTATACCGGCTTGCCGTCTGATCTTTTTGTCCAAGAGGCTAGTGACGCTGGGCTAAGTATAAGTGCGGGATCTGCCTGTAACTCTGGGATGGCTGCCGGTTCTCATGTGATAACGGCAATGCTAGGAGAGGATAGGGCTGGCTGCAGCCTGAGGCTAAGTTGGGATCGCTTGACAAAAGACTGTGACTTGTTAGACGCGCTAGAGATTGTAAAGAAAACGGATCGTATGTTACGGGCGTACTGCCCAAAGGAGAAAGTGAATGACTAAGTCAAAGAAGACCGAAACCGCTACAGAGACAGTGGCAGCGCAAACGGGCGATACCGCTGACACCCGCTTTGCCGATCTCTCGGCTCTTGTCGAGGCCCTTGAGGCTCGTGTCTCGGCCCTAGAGACGGCCCTTGCCGACAAGCAGAGCAGCGATGCTCCGCGTGACCGCGCTGCTGCTCGTCGTACCGCTGCCAAAGCTGCTGCCGAGGCGACTGGTGGAGCCACTGCTGATGGTGGTTTTAATCCAACCCTAGGCGGTGCCGCTCTCGCTCCAGATGTCCTTGTCAAGTACTCGGAGCTACAGGAAAAGCGCCAGCGTGATGCAGCTAGCCGTGCCAATGGCCGCGTCCGCAAGGCTGCGGAGCCGGGCCGCCTAGAGCAGCTTGCTCGGGAGTTCGAGGGCGTCAACGTCACCTCAGCTCGCATGCGCCTGCAGGATCTGCAGACCAAGGGCACGATCTCGGATTTCCGAGTTCTTCCTCCTGGCTCTGCTATGCCCGGTGATACCAACACCAGCCGCATCCTGCTGACGACTGACGCGCACGGCTTTATCATCAGCGCTGACGTAGGCTGACATTCGGCAATAATAGACAAGAGGGGCGGAAAACCGCCCCTCTTTCTTTTGTACTCAACTATATCACTCGTTTTCCTTTTCTGGATCAGGAACGGGAGTTGGCCCAGGCCCGGCAGGGCCGGGCGCTGGAGACGGTGGCGGTACAGGCGGATTTGGCTTAAGAGTTTTCATCGTTTTCTCCTGTTTGTGTCAAGCTTTGCTGTCTAATTCAAACCGGCTTCTTGATCTGAAGCGCTACCGCATACTTGCCGTCAACTGCTACATTGTCCACAACTATACCTACTTCCGCTTCAATACCTGAAACTGGAGCTGTACCAGTGAGCTGACCAGTAGTTGCAGATAGATAAGCAGCATCGCCTATTGATGGCGCTGATGTAAACTTGGCAAGGGCTATGCCGGCAGTCTGTACCTTGCCGTCGCCTACTGCAATTCCGATTACTCGAGCAGTTGCTAGTGCAGAAACATCTGCTTTTTTGACAGTCCGCGCGGCAGCAGAATCTGCGCACACAGCTTCGCCTGCAACAACTGCATTAGTCGAGGTATTTAGACTTATGACAATGGCATCTGGATCATTGCCAGCAGTATTTCCAAACTGCTCGAACGTGAGTGCGTCCGTTGCCACTACATCTAGCCCATCTGTGTTTGTGCATAGCCAGGCTGTATTTGAGTAGACATCTCCCTTGTTAACAAAGAAAAATGTGCCGCGTGCATTTTTGCCGTCGTCAAAGTCCGCCGACCTTGCCCATTCTGATGCGCTTGCGATATAGATGCCGCTATTTATGCCATCACTAGCGTCAACTACAAATACACGTTCACCATCTGATAGTGAAACACCGTCTACCGTCAATAGACCGGCCAAGCCTGAGCTAACTGCTGAGACAGTTTGATTTGGGTCTGTCCAGCGCAAGGTATCGTAACCCATTTGAGCAAGGACGGCTGGATCAGCGCTGCCGTCGATAGCGGTAGCAAAGTTACCAAGAAATCCAGTAGAGGATATCGTATTACCGCTAGCATAGAATGTAGTGATTCCAGGGCTCGCGGGGCCGCCGGTTGCGCCGTTCAGAGCAAATCCGCCCTTTCCATGCGCATTTGTGAATGTATTGTTCTGGAATACTATCTCTTGACACTGACTAAGAACTGGCTGCGTTACTGCGTTGGCAAATACAACGAAGGCACTGGTTTCTGCCGCAGTGCATCCGTCTACACAGAACGTCAGTGGGGTTGCAGCTGGTGCGAAATATTCACAGTTAAAAAACTGGTGTATTGGAAATGCATTTGACGGAGTAATATTTCCAATTCGGAGATAGCCTCCAAGAACCTCGTCGGGAGGGGCTGCTCCGGTTACTATCGCTATCAGCCGAGTGTTTCCTGTTATAACACCATTTTGACCTGAATCATACGTACTATTGGTAAACAAGCCCTGTCCAGCGGACCTGTAGATGCCAATACCTCGGCGCGTAGCATTGTTAGGTCCTACGTATGCGATGTGACAATTGTTAATCTGCCAGCCATCGCTCTTTATAATTACGCCGAATTCCCCGAAGTTTACGACTACATTCTCAAGGTAGTGCCCAGACGACCCAGCTCCTGCAGAGATGTTGATCGCCGAATCATTAGAGGTAGGCGCGGCTCTCAGATCACTAATGGTCATGTCGCGTAGAACAACATTGCTTGTAGTGATATTAAGCATGTAGAAAACCCCGGTTCCAAGACCAGTGGTTTTGATTGTCGTGCTAGACCGACCAGCGCCCTGAATTATTACTTGCTTGCCAATATTCAGCTGCGAAGTCAGTGTAAATTCCTGAGCAGACAATAGGAGGCGACTGCCATTCACCACTGAAGAATCTGCAAGGGCAGTTGCTAGATCTGTAAAGTCTTCTCCTCCGAGCGTGCCTACCGTAAATGTAGAGCCGGTTGCCGTCGGGGGCGCCACCGGATCAATGACAGTAGGTCCGGCAGCACCAGGGAAGTCGTATTTAACCGCTGCTGGTACAAGGAAAGAGCTGGTGGTAGCAAGCGCGTCAAGCTGGCCCTTGTTTACTGCATCGCTTGGATCTGTACCATCAGCGAGATTTGCGATCTTTGTGCTGTTCGCATTTATATGTCGGCCATTCAGGCTAATGACGCCTCGCGTACCGGTACCAGATACTGACCCAGTAGTCAGCGTTATGTCGCCACTATATCCGTCTACGGCAGTACCAGTTTCTGCCACAATTGGACCGCTGTCCCCGGTGCCGGACGCATTGCTGCTGTACATGCCGACGCCACCGCCATCGATATCGGCAGCGAGACCTGCAGCATCAGCAACAAGGTATACATTTTTACCTGCATCTGTTTCGGCTCCGAATGCAGATGGGTACGAGACTAGGTAGCAATCTGTGCCTGTAGACGCGTGAAGATAGCCAAAATTCCAGAACCACTGATACCCCCAGTCACCGTGGTTTGTGGCATTGGTAGAAGCAGGAATAATTGGATTGTTGACTTTGGTTGGGAATACGAGATTTGAGAGTTCCTTATTCGCGCCCCAGTCTACGCTTACCAAATTGCCACCATTTAGTGAAACGGGACCTGCTTGTGGCAGGCTGCATACGGTATAGTCAAAGTATGCTGAAGGTCCGTCTACAGTAACTGTTCCATCAAATTTCATGCTACGAGCAAAGACGCTGCAGCGGCGACTGAAGTTATTTACTGCGGCAGTAGCGGTCAGGCTATCTGCGAAACCACCTGCAGCGTTTAGTATTGTTGGAAGGCTTGGGTGCTGGGACAGTGAAATAGATGTGAAACAGCGATTGTTAACAAATGAACCGACATTAACGCCGCTGAATGAGATAGCTCCAAAAAACAGACAGCTGTCGAACTGAGCCTGGTTTGTACCGGTGAAGCCAGTGATTGATATTGGACTGTTAAAAGATACTCCGTGAAATGAAAGTTTGCCCTCGTTAGAGGTCACAGATGTCATGTTAAATGCACAGGTTCCAATAAGAATCGCTTGTGCAACACCAGACCGCTTGTCGCCTGCTCCCGTAAATAATGCATCTAGGCCGAACGATGGGGCGGTAATTCGAACTGCGTCTTTCAGCGCACCTATGATATAGACATCGGGTTTGATATTTAGAGCAGATGACTCGGTGTAGGCTCCGGCCTCAACCCTAATTGCATATCTCTTTGATGGTGAAGAGTCGGTAATTGCAGCCATAGCGGCGCCAACCGATGCAAACGGATTTAAAACAGAACCAGTACCAGTGACATCGCTGCCATTCTTGGCTACAAAAACTTCTTGATCATATGCAAAGTCGCTAGACGCCGCGGTCCACGTAGGAGCTGCGCCAGGACCGCCGGAGGTAAGGACCTGGCCGGCAGCGCCTACATCGCCATTTACTGCGAGCTCTAGCATCTGTAGATCAAGGGCATATGGAGAGCCGGTCTCATCCTGCGCAACTATAGCCGGAGCAACAGCTTCGGCAGTATCGCCTTTCAACGTCAGAGATGCTGAATTAGCATTTAGCTCTGCCCGCTTTAGATTATCCTCGAGAGTTACCACTGCGGGCGACACAGATGTACGGAAAGCTGCAGCAGATTCTTCTACAACTAGGCCCACCGTTCCAAATGGAATCTCAACCGAAACCGTATCGCCAGCAGCTGTCGGGCTTAGTACCGTGCCAGTACGAGTCCAATCCGCCGCAGGAGGCGCAGGCAGATCTTCCCAAGTAGGCGAGGTGCCGCCGTCAGATGTCAGTACCTGGCCGGGGGTGCCTCCGCCGATTGTAAGATTTGGAGTAGAGCCGCCGCTTGAGGCGAGCGGAGAGCTAGCCGTGACAGCTGAAACGCCACCTCCGCCACCGCCTGAGAGCCACTTAAACTCCCCATTTTCATAACCGAGAACCGCTCCTTCAAAATAAGCGTTTGATGCAGTTATAGAGTCGGGGGTAAGGCCAGAGCCGAAGTGCGTTGGATTTACACACTGAATGATGCGAATAACGTCAAGAACCTTCCACAAGCGGTAGATTTTACCATTAGGTGTCTCTAGCTCTTTAAGTACGGTAGTTGTCAGCGATCCATTTTCGTCGTACTCCAGCTCCTGATAAATATCCTTCTGCTGGCCTGGACGAATCTTGACGCCAAGAATATTGACGTCAGACTTAGAGATATTTCTTATAACAAGAACTGGAGTTATAGGATTAAATGTCACGGGCTACCCCTGATTGCAATGCGCTCGCAAAGCTTGGCTGCATTATTAGTACTAGCCAGAAAAGCACTTGCGCAACCAGGTGGCTACTTGCTAAAGAAGCCGGCGGGCCTGAAGTCTACATAATTAACGCCGGTGTCGGCCGATACTATTCGAGCCTTTACGGCATTTGTATAACCACTTGACACTTCGAAGATAACGGTACCCACTGGAACTAGCTCTGCAAACGGCAGCCCTGTCAGAGATGCTAGCTCAACCCTAGCCCCTGCCCTCGCATCATTTTTGTTGGCATATTCATTTGTGCCGAGAATCGCAATCATTGGCGTGTCTATGTCGTTAGTTGCCACTATGTGCACGAGCACATAGTTACCGCTTGACACTTCTTGCAAGCTCCATGTCGTGCCATCAAAATCATTATATGCCAGCAGGGTATTGGTTAGTCCGTAGCTAGCCACTGTGCCGGGGTATATCACTGGAAAAGTATCAGCCGTTTTCTTTCTCCAGTTGCCGGCTGCTCCGAGACGGTATAGCACTGGTAGCTCGGCGATAGTCGAAAGCGTCTGCGGGGAGCCGTCCACTATAGAATGAACTATATCTTCATCATAAATTGTGCCATCTGCGACCGAGAGGTGAGCGTGCGAATCATTGTTTCCCGTGCCATCTACGACAAAGTCATCTAACCCTAGGCCGTTTATATAAACTGCGCCATTAAGATTGTGCAAGCATCTATGCGTAGCCCCGTCCATCGTTAGGCCATGGCGCTCCTCTCCAAAGTATACCGCCTCATTATCAGACGCATTCCAGTACAAAATAGCTACATGGGCCTTGCTCGTAATCATGCTTATATCGAACGACTGAGCGGCCTCTAGAGTGTACCCGTCAAAGTAGAAATGCCACAGCCCTTCTGTATCTGTGATCTGCTTCGATGCAGATGAAAGATGCGTATATTTTATTCCTTGTGCGTAGTACTCGAACTGGCTGCTGGTTGGGGTATTTGGAGCAACGGTAAGCGTACGAGTGCCGTTGTCAAAACTTATCGCGGAGTCTGTTCTATTGTGAAAGCCGGTCGGCTCATTTGACATCCCATATATTGTTCTGACGTTTGGATTGTGTGACATAACTACTCCGACTTAGATCAGATTATCCACCAGGCGCTGCCATCGGATTGAATTTTAATTGCCTCATACTGAGTGCTCAAGACGTATGTCGCGGCTCCATCGATTAGCTCGGCCCCGCTTGCATCAATCGTAACCGTCTGAAAAGTAACATCTTTTTTCTTTATCGTAAAGATGCTCTCGGTCGCTGACGCTGCAGCGGGTAGCGTTATGGTGATGCCACCAGAGGTCGCATCAACTAGAATTGTGCCATCTGCAGTTGTCAGTGTGTAATTCGAACTCTTGGTCGAAATGGGAGCCGAGGTTGCCTGTGCAGCGTTTTCAGCCCAGGAAAGGGCGCCGTATCCGTCGTTGGTTAGAATTGTGCCGGCAGCTCCTTGTGTCGCCGGGAATGTATATGGAATATTATTTATCCGTGCCAAGTTGCCGCTAGAATCTACCTGGAATTGCGACGAGGCGCCAACGCTTAGCAGCGCGGAAGGAGT